TTAGCTTCTGCACTATCATTAGCTGGCATCACCTTTAAATCAACATCACGAAGGACTTGTTCAGTAGCATACATGACAGCACCGATAGTACTGTCGTTATCTCTCATCTCACGGTATTTGCGTATAGCCTTCTTGCCACGCAACTCAGGTAGAAACTCATCAGCCCGTATCTGACCATTGTAGGTGTTATCACCCGCTACACCTAATACCTTCTTGGCCTCTGTCTCTGAGAGCTTCTTAACCATTACCGTAATCCTTTGGCGCTACTGTACGCTAGTTTCAGCGTAGGTTTTGCGTAGCCATTCAATGAGAGGTCCGTTATAGCCCAAACTAAAGCATCAAGACGGTCTGGTGAGCCTGTGGACCCTAGAGGTTCCCACTGTACCATCTGATCTTCTAATTCATTAAGGCCCTTTACGTGTTTTACTTTTCCTTGTTCGTAAAGAGCAGAAACTGGTTCAGCCCGTGCCATCTTTCCTCTGGATGCATGTACGAGCTTAATGGGTAATGTCGGATCTTCTGTCTGTAAGGTATGACGAACCATGTCACCACCTTGGTTTCTTTCCGCTACAATTCTATCTGCTGAGTGAGTGTGATAGAGTTCAGAGGCTTTTGCTGCCCATTGTTGCGGTGTGTATCTTGAAGTGTGATCTTCTAAAGCGTATGCTATTCCGTTGACATCAATACCGGCCACTACAATACCAGTCATGTCACTTTCTGCATTTGACGTAATAGCAGGATCAATAGAAATAACCACCCTATTAAGAGATGGTAAATCATCCTTGTCTATCTCACACTTCGCAAGTTGTTGCCTATTCCATAATGCGCCAGATGCTTCATCAAGTATTTCTGCATATAGTTCTTGTCTACCTAACCTTGTTCCTTCATAAGTCTTCTTTACTGCTTCTAAAAAGGTATCGGCTAGATTGGCTGCATTATCATAGGTACTCCCTTTGCTAATGATCGTCTTATCGTCTGCTAGTATATTTCTAATTAGCTTGGTTGTCTTTGGTGTGGTGGTGACAAAGACTTGGGGTCTTTTGCCTAGACGTAAACCAAATTGTAACATGTCCCACGTTGCTTGTGCGTTGTTCCAAGCACATAACTCGTCTGTCCATGCTGAGTAGGCTTGTGGCCCACGTAATCTCTCTGGGTCTTCCGCTGAGAAGAATACTGCTTTAGACCCGTTTTCCCATGTGAGGGTGTTATTGGTGGGACTCCATACGGGATAACCGATATGTTTACCTCTGTAGGTCTTATCACTCTTCCAACAAACATTCAGTAACCCTGAGTCACCCTCGACCATAACCCTGCGAACATCACCTTTAGTAGGTGCAACACAGTGGACAATCTTATCGCCCTTCTTGATCCTGTGTCTGACCCATTCGGCTCCAGCACGGGTCTTACCCCAGCCACGACCAGCAAGTGCAACCCAAACATTCCATATACCCTCTGGCTCTAACTGTTCAGGTCTAGCCCAGAAGTTCCAGTCATGCTGTAGCTCTTCCGTTTTCTTTGGGCCTAATTGTTGTAGTATTGATGCAACTTCAGAGTCGGGTAACTCTCTAAGAGTCTTTGCTGTTATCACTACTCTTTCCTAACAGGTTCATCAGAGCATCAATGGCACTTTCATCAGTGTCAGCATCCTCTGTACCCTCTACCTCTACCTGTGTCTGTGTAGGTGACCAACCGCCTTTACTCCGTAGGAATAACTCAGCGGCTTTAAAGTCACCGTCTAACGCTTGTTGGATGACAACAGAACCTACAGCCCCTACTATAGAGGCCTTCTCTTCTGCTATGTCTTCTCCGTAGAGCTTATAGAACGTAGCTGTGCTAGAGGGAGCATTCTGATACTTCTGTATGGATGACAGAATGTCCTTGACAGCTACACCACTGCGAATACCTTCTCGCACTTTCTTAGCTATGACAGCACTATATGGTAATGACGGTAAAGGCATCTTATATTAAGCGAGGACAAATCAACGTCCCTCGTCTTCCTCTTATACATTATGTTGTGTGAAGGTTCGGACGGTTTTGTCCTCTGATTCGTATTGTGACACAAAGAAGACAATTTGTCAAGTAAAAAATAAATAGAATGACAAATAAGTTGTCTTTTCTCTATACTATAGTATAGTTCTATTGTTTTGGCAGGGTTATTTTTTTTTACCCTGCCTGTTCTATAGTATATACTATAGTATAAGGACAGAAGTGATTCGTGTCAATAGTTAATTTAGTAGGTGCGACAATTTGTACACTGTTTGTACTATAGTTGTTCCGCATGTACAACTCTAACGTGTACTATACCTAACGGCAACTAAATTTTTTATGTTGTCAATATGGGTGGATAAGGGCCGATGGCAAAATGTCGGGCTATGATTCGAAGGGTCCCATGCACGAATGCTTTGTAAACGCAAGAAAAAACGACCGGTCGGCGGGGCCTGTGGCAAGCCCTACGGTTTCCCTTTGTGATCACGCTTGCTCGATCGACCGGCCCCTTGTGATCACATAACCAAAGCTAACACCATGACAAAACAAGCAAAAATCAATTTGTCAGACAGGCCCAAAAGAGGCCCGCACAAGAACCAAAAGCAAAAGAGGCAAGCGACCCCCTTTCGCCTTTGGTTTAGGTGCCTCAGCGGCCCGTTTTAGTGGGTCGCAAAGGCGATTGCTTTGGTGGTTTCATGCCAACATAAAGCACAAGAGGCACAAGACCCCGTTTTACCCTCTTGCTCAGGGCAAGGGATTGCATCCCCCTGATCAATCAATTGATCGGTCAAGGGGTCGTCAAGTGACAGGGCCGAGTCAGTGATCCAAGGCTGGCCTGACCAACGCACCCTGAACCGATCAGGGAAACGAGTCTTGATTGCGTCAATAGCTCGACCCATGACAGAGTCTTTCCGAAGGGCCGTGAACCCGAAGACATGCAAAGACCGATACCTGAGCAAATGCTGATACCATTGGTCAATGTATTGGATAGAGTAGAAGTCACCTAGCACATGCAAGCGCAAGGCAAAGGGGTCACCCTTTCGATCAAGGGCCGATAGCTCAGAATTGATTTGCATTTCTAATGCTGGCCCCGCTTCGTATCGGGTGGCGTAACGCATGTTATTACCAAAGCAATCCAGCCAATGAATGCAATATTCTGGACAAGTGGTGCGTTCTGCTAGTGTTAGGCTTTTGATCCGGTATCCTTTCCAAACCCCTTTTTTGATCACTTTGCCCAATTTCTTATTTGTCGAGTCTTTCAAAACACGTTCATTCGGCCCCATGTCTTCGACCCGTCTCACCTTGTACGGAAACAAGGGACGGCCCTCTTGGGCCGCCTCTTTTGTCTTTATTCCGACCATTGGAAAAGCCCTTCCGTAAAATCAAATTCCGGTTTGACGGATGCCGTCAGATTCAAAATTCTATAATGATCATAAAGGGTTTTCATTTGGTCAATTGCCTCTTGAAAATCCCCTGCACCAAACCGGTCGACTCCGTCGATTAGAAGCCCTTCCAGCCGGTGAAGGGCCAGAACGTAGAGTCTGGCCTCTTGATCGATCAAGGGCCGCTCTACGGTGCCTTCCCCTGAGCAATCAGGACAAGCAACAAAAGGCCCTTCTGGATCATTGACGGAAAGGGTTTGAGTCACTTCCCCAAGCCCTGAGCAATCGCCGCATTCAGTTAAGACCGGAATCATTTATAGGCCTCTTTTCCGTTGCGGATTTTGTAGAGGGTCGCAAGGCAGATTCCAAAGGCCTTGCATAATTGATTGTTAGTCAATTGCTTTGCGGTGCCTTCCCCTTTTGCCTTGCGTTCCAAAATGCTTTTGAGCAATTCCAGCCGCTTGCCCTTAAGCTTTGCCGGTTTCCCTCTTTTAGCAAATTGGTTTTGGGCCTTTGGGGTTTCATGTCGATCAGTAAAATAACCGACACAATCGCCCAATTGTTCAAGATTTTTTAACCGGTCGTACAAATCAGCGTAGGCTTTCGCCTTTGGTGTTCTTTGATTAAACCAATAAAAACCGGCTTTGTTACAAGCTTCCAAATAGCGAGACACGACCATTGCCTTGCGAAAATAGGCATCCCTTTTTTCTATATCTGTCAGGTTCACCGGCAACCAATTTTCGTTACTTTCACAATAGCTTTTGTGCGCCGCTAAAAGATCGAACAGATTTTTATTTGTTACATAAGGCATTTTTGACTCCATTGTTTAAATTGCCAATTGGTGCGGATTTACACCTAGAAACGGCCCCAAAGATCGGGGCCGCTTGCCGTTATAAATCCTTTTCTTGTCTCACTTCGACCAAATAGACCGGCGGGCGTCGATTTGCCTTTTCATGGTCGTTTAGGGTCGAACAAGATTTAAACGCACTCGCTAAGCTTCTATGCGCCTCTAGGGCCGTATTATTCTTTTTATTAATGACAAAATACGGCCCCGAAAATCTGTGGTTTGCTTCCCCCATATCAAGCGGCCAAAGCTTGGAAGGCAGGGGACGCAATAACCTGATTCACCCGATTGGATCTTGCGTTTAGGGTTTCGGCGATATTGTCCTTTTTGGCTGAACCCTTCACCGTGAAACGTTCACTTGAATGTGAAGCCCAAAACGTCAAGCTTGAAGACAAGGCCCAAAGAGACCGGCCCCGTTGCGCCGCTTCCGTCTCGAATTGTTCCATCAGGCCTTTGGTCAATCGAAGGGAAAGCCCCGCCTCTTTAAGGCATGTTTCGGCCTGTTCTGGTGTGATCGACCGACCGGCCCATGCTTGCCAAATCTCAATCCGTTTTTTGTAGTTGGTTGCTTGTTGCTCAATAAAATTAGCAAACCGGCCCGCATCGATCTTTGCGGTATGTCTTTGTTTTGACGTGTCAAAAAAGCCGGTTGTCAAACTATTCAGACAAGAAACGTCTCTCACCTCAGCCTTGAAAATTGCCGGTGTCGATCCGTCGAAACTATTGATGACCGAAAAGGCAAGGTTCAACCATGTTTCTTTATGGTGCTGGCCGTAACGGTCGGATTGATAACCCGTTGAATTACGCAATTGTCTGATTGGTTCAGCCGCATTTGGAAACGTATAAGTGAATTTACAAAAGGCCCCGTTTCCGCTTGTGTTCTCTTCCAGCTCAATCCCCTTCAAATATTCAGCCGGTAGGGTTTGCTCTAAGCTTTGGACCATTTGCTCTTGAAGGGCCGCATTTTGCACAATGCCATACCGGTTTCCGGTGCGTCCCAAAGCTTGGCCCGTGTCGGTCCGGTAAATGATCTTTGC